CCTTCGCAGGGGCCGGGCTTTCCGACTCACCCGATAGCGCCGGGCGGCGGCGGTGGCGGAGGAGGGAACTACCCCTCACAGGGGCCGGGATTCCCGACGCACCCGATCCATATCCCTGAGGTGCCGGTGTTCCCGGACAACAGCCTGCCCGAGAGCCAGCCCGAGGTTGACAACAGCTTGCCGGGCCAGCCTGTCTATCCGGATAACGCCCTGCCTGGAAGTCAGCCGGGCATTGATAACACCTTGCCCGGCGGCGAGCGGGAGAAGAAGTTCAAGAAGGTGGTCGTGTGGACACCGCAGACGGGGTGGGTGGTCGCGCTCGTGCCGACAGGCCCCACTGCCACGCCTTCCGAGTAATTAACATGGGGGAGCAATCCCCCCTAAGGAGAAAACTATGCCAGCTGGACTACCAGGCTCAACACCTGTACAGAACGCGGCGAATCCGAGCGCGGGCACGCCCGTCATCTTTGACCTTCTGTCTGGTCCCAAGGGCTCGCCCAGGGACAATGACAAGGACTACCCGAACGGCGGTAACTGGCAGACAGGCACCGGCGTGGCGAACAATACCGCGTCCACAGGGGCCTTGTCCACCGGCATCGGGTTCGGTCCGAACGTGGGGCCGCAGGGCACGAAGGAGGTGCAGGTGCCGAACGGGTCGACGCAGAACTTCACCGATGACTATGTCCCGGGCATATCTAGGCCGGACAAGACTGTGGTAGATTCTACCATCATGTATATCGGTGGTGGAAAGACGAACGCCGTCGTGAATGGGGCTGCTCAGAATGTACCTTATACTGCAGGATATGGTATTGGCGCTGCTGGCAGTGGTGGTAGCCGCGATGCTGGCGCTGGGCCGGCATTTACTGGCTTTACTATGAAGACGGTCACCGCGGCCGCGGATATCCCCGTGGGTTCCCCGATCGAGGCCGGCTTCGTCAACAGGTCCACTGTCCCCGTCATGAACGGCAACCACGAGTTCGGTTCTACTACCACGGCCACCGTCGCCCCCTCCATGACCAAGGAGGAGAAGGAAGCCGTCGAGCATGACAAGCAGGTCGCAGAGCAGCACGAGAAAACCACTCGTGAGACCCTCGAGCGGGATCGGCAGCATGCCGAGCGGGTGAAGGCTGACCAGAAGAAACATCCGGTAGAGTTCACAACGGATGAGTCGAAGAAGGCTGCTGAGGCGAAGGCGCCCGAGGGTGAGTTCCCTGTAGCGGCGAAGCAGGTTGAGAATGAACCGCACAAGAAGCCTGTGGAAGGCGTGTTCCGTGACGAGGAGATCCGGCAGAACGTCGAGAAGAAGATGATGCGACCTGACGAGGCAAAGCCGTCCGCCAAGGAAAACGAGGCCAAGGCTAAGTCGGAAGACGAGCGTCTCAAGGAGATCGAGCGTAAGAAGGCCTCTGAGCAGAAGCTCGACAACCTCACACCCGAGGAGCGTGCGAAGAAAGAGCGCGAGGAAGGCGCTACGCCCAAGGACGAAAAGAACCTCCTCGTCAAGGACCTGCAGGCCACGGCCAAGAAAGAGGAGGACCGGATCAGGAAGGAAGAGGAGGACCGGAAGCAGGAGCAAAATAAGCCCAACAAGGCGGATCTCAATGTCCGAGAGGGAGCTGATGCAGTTAAACCTACTGCACCTGCTCCTGCTAAGCAAAATAAGCCACCTGAGCCGAAGGACAAGTGATGCCTACTGAAGTGTATGATGGTGTGGTTACCTCCGACTCCATCCAGTCGGAGGATGACCGGAGGCTCTTCGTGCAGTTTTACCAGACTGCAGTGAAGAACGAGACGAAGTCGGCCGCCGAGGGCAGGCCAATCTTCGACGAGGTGGCGATGGTGAAGATCATTACACCTGGATCCAGGGATGTCCTTGTGAACAAGGCGACCAATCACTACCGTGAGAGGTTTCCTTTGCAGTGGGAGCGCTTCCAGAAGAAGCTGGCCCCCTCGCCGGACGGGACACCCCTCGAGGAGGTGCCGTTCCTAACTGTGGGGCAGATCGCCGAGCTGAAGGCACTCAACGTCTTCACGCTCGAGCAGCTAGCGGGCATCTCGGACTCTCACAGCCGGCATTTCATGAGCTACAACTCGATGAAGCAGAAGGCTGTGGCTTACCTTGAGTCGGCCAAGTCCGCCGCCCCCATCACCATGCTGAAGAACGAGCTCGAGAAGCGCGACGCGGAGATCGAGACGCTCAAGCAGCAGGTGGCGAAGCTGATGGCGGTCGAGGATTCGAAGGTAACACCAAAGGCGGCATGATATGGACTACTGGTCAGCACTAACCGTGATAAAGCAGGTGTCGGGGGAGCTGGGGCTACCCGCTCCGGCGACTCTCGTGACGGACGATCCGCAGGTCGTCCAGCTCACCTCTTTGCTCAATAGTGCTGGCAATGAGCTGAATCTGTATTATCCCTGGCAGCAGTTCACGAAGTTCATGAGCCTTGACACGGTTCATGGCCAGGAGGGGTATCCGCTCCCTCCCGACTGGCTTTACTTCATTGACCAGACGCAGTGGGATAATACAAATAACGGCGCATTGGTCGGCCCCCGGTCCGCGCAAGAGTGGTCTAGGCTCAGGAGCGGCATCGGGGCGTCGCTTGGCATGCGGTACAGGGTGTACCAGGACAAGCTGATGTTTCTGCCTGCCCCAGGCTCCACGTCTGCGAACATCACGATGGAGTATATCAAGAAGAACTGGATTGTCAGGGGCGATACCACGGAGATGGAGATAGTGTCGCAGGACGGGGATAAGATTCAGTACCATCCGTGGCTGATAATCAAGTTCCTGCGGCTGAAGTTCTATGAGCTCAAGGGCTTTGACACCAACTCAGCGAAGGCGGACTTCATGCGCATGTTCCTGACCCTGATAGGGAAGGACAAGGGCGCGCCTGTGCTCTCCCTGACGCCGTCTGCTAACATTGGTCTGATCGGCTCATGGCAAATTCCAGAAGGTTCTTGGAATACGTGATGGATAAGTCAATAGGCGTTCAGCCCTTCTCTGCTAAGACGAAGACGATCCCTGCCCCGTTGGGCGGGCTGAATGTCTTTGATAACCTGACGACAATGCCGCCCACGGACGCCATTAAGTTGGTGAACCTCGTGCCGCAGCCGTACGGGTGTATGGTCCGGAAGGGCTACCGTGTGCATGCCTCCGGCGTCGGGGGTCCGGTGGAGTCGCTTGGCAGCTGGATTGACCGCACGGGCCAGACGAAGCTCTTCGCGTTCGGCGATCTCAAGATGTTTGACGTGACCCTGCCGGGGCCTGTCGGTGCCCCCCTGCTGTCGGGTTTTACTAGCAATCACTGGCAGAACGTGAGCTTTGCGAATGTCGCGGGCACTCATAGCGTATTTGTTAATGGTACTGATAACCCTATCTGGTACAGTACTGCTGGTATTAAGCGGCTGGTCCTCGGGAATGGCCTGGACAATGGGACCATAAAGGGCATCAATCCGGATAGCTTTATCCAGGTCACCGTCCACCAGCGCCGCCTGTGGTTCGTGCCGATCAATGACACGCGCGGCTGGTTCCTGCCGCCTGATACTATGTACGGCGAGGCGAAGTACTTCGACTTCGGGCCCTTCTTTAAGCGCGGCGGTTACCTCTCGACGCTTTCTACGTGGACGGTGGACGCGGGCGAGGGGTCTAACGACAAACTGGTCGCTGTCTCGTCCAATGGCGAGGCCGTGGTGTTCTCTGGCATTAACGTAGAGACTGCCTCGACCTGGAATCATGTCGGGACGTACTTTATTGGTGCTCCGATAAGCGGTCGGCGGTATTACACGAACATCACTGGTGACCTGCTATACCTGACGAGTGCGGGCATCATTTCAATGGCTACGGTATTAGTGTCTACGCAGGTTAACGCAGTAGAAAATGCCGTCTACAGTAAGAAGATTCAGTTTTTGCTCAGCGAGATGACCTCGAGCCTTGCCGAGGTTGCGGGTTGGGAGATGGAGTTCTTTCCGGCCATTAACCTGCTGATCATTAATATCCCGACCGTGCATGCGGGTAGTAATGGTCAGTTAGTGAATAATGTCACCAATAACTCGTGGTGCACGTTCATTGGCATGGACGCCCGGTGCTGGCATAGGCTGCACACGATGCCCTATTTTGGCGATGTCGGGGGTCGCGTTCTGCGCGCGTGGATGGGCGATAAGGACGAGGTGCAGATAGATGGCTCGGGCGGGACGAATATCTTGTCCAGGTGCCAACAGGCTTACACCAATTTCGACTCACCTACCGCGCAGAAGCAGGTTGGCCTCTATAGACCTGTCTTTATGGGTGCACGCAAGGTAGGCTTTAGCTCGAGAATCATCTATGACTATATTACATCCGATTTGGTCTACCCGAGTGGCTCGGTGGCGAAATCGCCTGTCTCGCTGTGGGGCGATGCCTATTGGGGTGCTGGGAAGTGGTCCGGCGGTTATATCGTGCAGAAGGAGTGGTGCTCGGGCGAAGGGATGGGGATGGCCCTGTCTCTGATGATGAACCTTACGAGTGAGGTTGAGACTACTTGGATTGCCACGGATTACACTGTGAGGTCGGGTGGGCCGCTGTGATAGAGTACATCGGTCAGCCCTTCCTCCGGAACTGGATGATGCAGAGGAACAACTTTGAATATACGAACGGGTTAGTTTGTTTAGGTAATAGGAGTTCGAAAGGGCATATACTTGGTGTTGTCGGTTATGACCACTGGACTGGCCGGTCGTGCGTGATGCATGTCGTGGGCCGTCCGGGGTGGTTGACAAAGATGTTCATGTGGGCCGCATTTGATTTCCCCTTCAACCAGGCCAAATGTGAAGTAATATTCGCGAAGCTCCCGGCAGGTAATAAGCCCGTGGTCGATCTTACTTTAAAACTTGGCTTTAAACCGGTCTGTACTGTCCCTGATGTCTACCCCGAGGGGGATGAGGTCATCTTTGGCATGTACAGGTCTGATTGTAAATGGTTGGAGATTAAACATGAGCAAGTCGCCAAAGACACCGCCCCCACCTGACTATGCAGGGCTGGCTCAGCAGCAGGCCGGCCTGAACAAAGAAGCTTTCGAGTATCAGACTAGGGCCAATAGGCCTAATCAGTCTAATCCGTATGGCACGTCTACCTGGAGTCAGGACGCGCAGGGCAATTGGTCTCAATCAGAGCAGTTCAGCCCTGAGTACCAGAAGCTGTTCGACCAGCAGACGCAGCAACAGCAGCAGCTGGGCGGCATGGCTGGCGGCATGCTCGGTGGTGTCCAGCAGGCCATGGGCCAGCCGATGGATACGAGTGGGATGACAGATATACGGGGCTGGCAGGGTACGGCCGCCCCGGATACCTCTCAGATGGAGGGCTGGGGCAACATAGACTTTAGTGACAATGCTGCCCTTGCTGACTCTGGGTTTGGCGGTGTAGAGGCTGTGCAGAAGGCGATGATGTCTCGGCTCCAGCCCGGCCTCGAGCAGGGTAATGCCGCAGAGATCGCGAGGCTCAAGGCGCAAGGCATCACCGAGGGGTCGCCTGCTTGGCAGGCCGCGATGCAGTCCCAGGGCCAGAGGATGAACGACGCCTCCCAGCAAGCCCTACTCGGTTCTATGGGCGCCTACGGCGACATCTTCAATCGCAGTCTGCAGGCGCGACAGCAGGGTGTGGGCGAGGAGATGTCTGCTGCGCAGTATGCCAATAGCCTTCGGGGCCAGCAGTTTGGCGAAGGCAAGAGCATGTACGACATCGGTAATCAGCGCGAGCTCCTTGCACGGGAAGCTGATACCGCCGATCGTGCTCGCCAGATGGCCGAGGCCGAGGCGGCCAGGTATCGCCCCCTCCAGGAGTATCAGGCTCTCAGGGGTGCGGCCGGTGGTGCGCCGGAGCTTGGCTTCAACAGCTTCTTCAACCAAGGCAACGCTGGCGCGGCAGACATGTATGGTGCAGCTGAGAAGGATTACCAGGCTCGGCTGGATGCTGCCAATGCGGCTGCGAAGAAAAAGGGTGGCATGATGTCTGGCATAGGCACGATGGGCGGTGCCATCATCGGCGGTATCTATGGTGGTCCGGCGGGCGCGGCGGCAGGCGCCTCGGCAGGCGGTGCGCTCGGCAGCGCGATAGGCTAACATCATGACAAAAGCAACTCTATCGGACTTCGATGCTGAACTTGAGCAGGTTAAGCGTGCGCGCGCAAACATTGATCTTCTGCGCAAGGGCCGTATGGCACAGCCTAAGGGTGAGATGGTCGGCCGGCACTACGTCAACCCACACTGGTCTGAGAACCTTGCGCCAATTGTCCAGCAGATTGCGGGCCTATATGGCGAGAAGAAGGTAGGTGAGCAGGAGGCAGTCCTGAATAAGGCCATGCAGGCGCAATCGGACCAGTGGATGGCCTCTCGGCCGCAGGCGACCCAGTTCGAGGTACAGGGGCCTCCGATGGAGGGTCAGGGCCAGCCCATGTCCGCCCCCGTCGAGCCGACACAACAAGAGCGCCTTGCGTGGGCACAACAGGGTCAGAAGAATCCACTCACCCGGGCCCTTGCGGCTAAGTACGGAGAGGATATCCTCATTAAGGAGCCCGAGCGGGATGAGGCCCGGGCGTTCCGGGCTGCCGAGTCGGCAAAGGCCCAGGCGGCCACGGCGCAGATACGACATGACCAGCTCGCTCAGCAGGCAAAAGAGCTGGATTTCCGCATGAACCAGGCGAACACTACGAACGAGCAGAAGATGGAGATCGCTAAGATGCTTGATAACACCAAACGCGAGCTCGGATTCGCCGGGCTCGAGGTGCAGAGGTCTCTTGCCGAGCTTCGGGCGTCCACCGCCAGAAATGCTGCGGAGGCGAAGACTGCGGTGGCCGGGAATAAGCCGGGCAAGCCCGTGCCCAACGCCATCATGAAGACGATGCAGGGCGCGGAGGGCGCAGCCGAGGGCCTCAAGACGGTCTCGGAGAGCTTCAAGCCAGAGTACGGTGGTGTTACCGGCGCGATAGACAGGATCTCTGGGACGTGGAACCCCTTCTCCGGCAAGCAGTCGGAGGAGGCGGCGAACTGGTGGAAGAACAACGAGCTGCAGGCGTCGCTGGTCGAGCGCCACGAGAAGTTCGGTACTGCGCTGTCGGCAGGCGAGCGGTCGGCATGGGCCGCTGCCACCATCGAGCCAGGCATGAAGCCGGACATCATCAAGAAAAATCTTGACACGCGCGCAAGGATCGCAAAGGACTTCTACAAGAAGATACGTGACCAGTACGTCACCGCCGGCTACCCGCAAGTCAAGGACGCATTCCAGGTACCGGAGGACGAGAAGGAAGAGGGACTTCCACCAGGTGTAACCGTTACTCCTAGGAAGAAGTAAATGGCAAAATTCTCTTACACAGTCACTACCCCTGAGGGGGAGTTTGACATTGACTCTGAGACGGAACTGACTCAGGCGCAGGCGTATAAGTATGCTACTGGCAAGAAAACGCCTAAGGTTGAGGTGCCTACGAATATAGAGGCGCCGCAGCCTACGAACCAGAAGCTCGTGGACCAGAAGTACGATGACATGCCTTTCTACGAGAAGATGGGGCGTGGCGCGGTGGGCGACGTCAAGAGCCTGTACCGCGGTGCCAAAGACCTGGTCGGCCAGGAGACACCCGAGGACGTAGCCGCAGATGAGGCGTGGAAGAAAGAAGCTGAGAAGCTCGGCGGTTGGGGCACGGCCGGCGGTATAGTCGGTCAGGGCATAGCCACGCTCCCCCTCACGCTTGCGACTGGCGGTGTGGGTGGCGCACTCGTGCACTTGCCAAAAGTCGGCAAGGCGCTGCAAGCGGCGGGCCAGCTCGGCGGCCGGTATCTCAACCTCGGCAGGGCTGCTGGTGCGGGTGCCGAGGCTGCCCTGGCCGCAGGTATAGCCAAGCCCGAGGAGGGAGACACACGGCTCGGCAACATGACTGCGGCCGGCACCATAGGCGCAGTCGTGCCTGGTACTATGACGGCGGTTAGTTCTGCAGCTAAGCCTGTACTTAAGGCTGTAGTGCCTACTACGGCTAATGCTCAATCGAGGGCATACTCGACCTTCGAAAAGACCCTCGGCAAGGAGGATCTGATGCGCGCCGAGAAGGCAGTCAGAGAGGCTCCCCCTATGCGCGTCCCGCAGACCACTGCGGCAGTGGCGGATAGCCCAAGGATTGGCGCTATGGAGGGGGGCGCAAGGACGCGCAATGCGCCTGGGGCAGGCTTCGAGGACATCGACAAGCAACAAGCGGTGGACACCTTCAATACGCTGCTGAGCGACACTGCCTCGCTGCATACCCCGGAGCACCTGGCGCAGCGGGCTGGCAAGATCCGTGCGGCCGGAGAGACGACCCTGGATAAGTTCAGGGTGGACGACGGCGCCCGGACGGTGATGAAGAATGAGATAGAGGGCATCCTGGGCTCGAGTGCCGTCTGGAACAGTAAGCACAAGAATGAGATCGGTTCTATTCTCAAGAAGCTTGAGACCCCGGGCCTGTCCGCTGCCGGCGTGAAGGTCATCTACGACGACCTGGGGAAGTTTAAGGGTATCCCTGCGATAGACAAGGCGAGGGAGACGCTCTCCTACGTCGGGAACCACTCCTCGAACGACCTGTTCTTGTACGTGGACGAGGCTGCTGCCAAGGCAGCCAGGGCTGCCGACGAGGCGAAGGCGGCGCGCGAGGTGCGTCGCACCTTCAGGAGCGATGAGGGCACCGTGACTGGTAGGCAGAAGCCGTACAAGGTGAACGGCGAGGACATCCCGGCCATGAAGGCGAGCACCCTCCGCGACGCGCTGATCAAGCAGGAGGGCAAGCTCGACCCGCAGAGATACGCGGACATCAAGGACATCACGGAGACTCTGCGCAAGCGCGAGCTGTTCGACCCCACCGCGGACGTGGGGGGCTCGAAGCTCGACATCGGTGACCTCCGCGGGCCTGTGAGCCGCGCGGTCAGCTCGACGGGCGCGTGGAAGGCGAGGCCGCTGGTGGACCTCGTCACGGGCGCTGCGAATCGAAAGACGCTGGGCATGGTCGACGAGGCGCTGGCGGACCCGCAGAAGTTCCTCGCCCTCATCGACGCGAAGAAGCTGCGGGGGGCACCGCTGAGCTCGAAGGAGAAATTCATGATGGACATGCTCATCAACGCACCCGCAAGATCAATAGGCGCAAGCCAAGGAGAATAGGATGCCACGGGACTCAAACGGTCTTTACGCGCTGCCCGATGTCAACCCTGTCGGCGATGGCGACATCATCGAGGCAGATTGGGCGAACACCACGATGAGCGACATCGCCGTCCAGCTAAACAACGTCATCACGAGGGACGGCCTGCTAGGGTTCGTAGAGCCGACGCTCCTCGTCAATGGCTCGGCCCTCCTCCCCGCCCTCGCCTTTGTCACGCAGCCGAACCTCGGCTTGTTCCGGGATGGCATTAATGCCCTTGCCGTGGCTGCTGGTGGGGCATCGCTGATCAAGTTTTCTACCGACTCTATCGACTCGTTCAAGCCCGTCGGTCTCCTCGACGGCAGCATGGCCGCCCCCTCCCTCCGGTTTACCGCTGACTCGGATACGGGCATGTACAGGACGCCGGCGGGGGAGATCGGGTTCGTCGTCGACGGCATGGACGTGCTGAAGATGTCGCCGACGGGCGTGGCCGTCCCTGGGCTCGCAAGATTCGAGGACAACATAGTTATCAACCAGATCGATCCTGCCTCCTGGTGCGGCGTCATCGGCGAGAAGGCCGGGGTGCGTCGCTGGATGGTAAGGTTCGCCGACCAGTTTGCGGACGCTGTCGGTGACCTGGGCTCGGACTTCGTCCTGATGCGGTACAATAACGCGGGAGAGCTGCTGGACTCGCCGTTCCACATCAGCCGCGCCACGGGCAGGCTTACGCTCGCGAGCCTTACCGTTAACGGCATGGCCAACCTTAACGGAGGGGCCTACGCTTCCGGCAACTTCCAGTCGGGCAACGACGTCAGTGCGCCCGGTGGTCTGTATAGTCCTAATCTTTTCCTAGGTGGCATAAGTGGCGGTGTGGCCCCCTTCGCTCATTTCTATAGGGGTGGCCCTAATCAGCTTAGCCTTCAGTTAGGGGACAATCAAGCAGCTGCTCATTACTTCCACTGGAATCACACGGAGTTCTACGCGCCCATGCGCATACGCGCAGGGCAGCAGGTTAGGATTGACGGTACGGGCATGAATGCCTACAATGACCCGAATGCGTCTGCCTTGCATCTAAACGGGCAGTACGGCGGCGGTATCTTTTTTAACGAGGGAAGCCACTTTGTCCAGATGCTCGGAATAAACGGCACGGCGCAAATCCGTACCTTTCAAGTGGGGATTGGCGACTGGAGATACAACTTTTCGCCCAATGGTGACTTTCTGGCGCGCATCTGCTATGGGCACACTGATTCGACGCATTATACCTATGTTGGGTGGAACGGAGCAAACTCTGTCACGCAATACCAGCATGGGGGTTATAGCGCGACGACGCTGCTAGATGCTGCCGGAAACCTTATCTTCTATACGAACGGTGCTCAGCGGGGTTACTTTGGCCTTAACGGCAATCTGTATCTCTCTCAGCCTGGGGGCGTCTGGCATGTCCCTAAGGTCGAGTCGTCGATCGCCGGGAGTGATGGTAATGGTTGGGTCAATGTCACATTCGCGTCCGCCTTTGGCAATCCTTGCATTACTACTAGCGTAGAGCACAACGCCGAGCGTTTCGTGGCGATGATCACCGCCCGCTCCGCGGCCGGCTTCACCGCCCGCTGTCACTATCTAAACGGGACCCCTGCCCCTGGGGTCCTGGTCCACTGGCAAGCAGTAGAGGTAACTCAATGATCACA